CGCTCGCTCCAGCTCTGCCCGGTGCGCCGGGCGAAGACAACCCCACCTGAAGGGAGCGACCCCGTGCCCCTCCCAACGACGAACCTCGCCTGGCCGCCCATCCAGCTCGCGCAGATCACCCCGATCGTGGGCGCCTGGTCAGCGTGGTGGACAGGGCAACCCGACGCGTTGCAGGCCGCGTACACCGCTGGTCGGCGCACAGCCGTGGACCGCCCGTCGCAGTACCGCGGGGGAGTCACAGGCCGCATGGCCCGCTTCTGGTGGGGCAGGCCGACCGGTGACCTGACGCAGGTCCACGACCAAACCCACGTCCCACTCGCCGCGGACATGGCACGCACATCAGCCGACCTGCTGTTCTCCGACCCGCCCACCTTCACCGTCAAGGACCAAGCGACGCAGAAACGCATCGACGAGGCGGTCGGCGACCGGACCTACGCCACCCTGGCCGGTGCAGCTGAGGCCGGCGCAGCCCTTGGCGGGGTCTACCTGCGCGTCGCGTGGGACCAAGACGTGGACGATGCGGCATTCCTGACCGTCGTCAACGCCGATGTGGCCTGCCCGGAGTTTTCGTGGGGTCGACTCCGGGCGGTCACGTTCTGGCACGTCATCAAAGACAACGGATCCACCGTCCTACGCCACCTCGAACGCCACGAGCTCGACGGCAACGGCATCGGCCTCATCCAGCACGGCCTCTACCAAGGGACACCAACCCACCTCGGACGCGTCATCCCCCTCGCCGAGCACCCCGCGACTGAGGGTCTGGCCGGCGGCATCGACTCCGAGGGCTACATCACGTCAGGGCGTACACCGGGTCTGAACGTCGTCTACATCCCGAACTGCGAACCGTCTGTCGCTAAGGCGTTCATGGGCCTCCCAGCCGCCGCAGGGTGGGGCAGCAGCGACCTGGACGGCGTCGAACCGATGCTCGACAACCTCGACGAGATCTATTCGTCCTGGATGCGCGACATCCGCCTGGGCAAGGCCCGGATCCTGCTCGCCCGGTACATGCTCGACGACCTCGGCGCAGGGATGGGCGCAGCGTTCGACGCTGACCGGGAGATCTTCAGCCCGTTGAAGATGGCGGCCGCGGAAGAGGGCGACGCGCCGATCACGACGGTGCAGTTCGGGATCCGGTTCGCCGAGCACCAAGCGTCCGCGGATGAGTGGACGGCGAAGATCATCCGCTCAGCTGGGTACTCGCTGCAAACCTTTGGTGAAGCCGGTGACGTGGCCATGACGGCCACTGAGGTCACCGCGAAGGAGTCCAGGTCTCTCGGGACCCGGGACCGCAAGATCAGGGCGTGGCGCCCTGCTCTCGTGCAGAGCATGGGCAAGCTCCTGAGTGTCGACGCCAGTGTGTTCGGCAAAGGCGTGAACCTCGACGAGTTGGCGGTGGCGTTCACTGACGGGTCGCAGGACTCCCCACTCGCTCTCGCACAGACCGCGTTGGCGCTCTTCACCGCGCAGGCTGCGTCGACACACACGCTGGTCGCGATGACTCACCCCGACTGGGACGACACGAAGGTCAAGGCCGAGGTCGCCCTCATCGTTGGTGAGCAGCCCGCGCCCGCACCAGACCCATTCGCCATCGGCGCTTAACCCAACTCGGAAGAGGATCACATGACCGTTCCCACCCCCGGCCGGATCGTTCTCTACACCCTCTCGAAGCAAGACGCGGACGCTACGAACAAGCGCCGCGCCGACGCGCAAGGCCACATGCAGGACCACCGTGAGACCTCCAACGGTGTCCAGATCCACGTCGGCAATCAGGTAGCCGAGGGCGATGTCTACCCGATGATCATCATCCGCGTCTGGAGCGCCAATAACCCCACGGCGGCCGTCAACGGGCAGGTGTTCCTCGACGGCAATGACCTGCTCTGGGCGTCGTCCGTTCAGGTCGGCACAGGCCCGCGCACCTTCGCATGGCCTGTCCGCTCTCAGGGATAGCCCGTGGCGAAGTGGGTCCCTGACGAGAGGACCGCATTCGACCAACCCGCCGCAGACATCGCCGCCATGTTCGCCGACGCAGAGCAGCGACTCATGGCCGCGATCGCACTCCAGATCAAAGCCGGACTCGACGCCGGAACCGACCCAGTCAAAGCCATCCAACTCGGGGTACTGAAACGCCAGGCACAGCAGCTCGTCGCCGCACTCAAGGCCGCGACACCCCAAATGCTCGCCCACCTCATGACCACAGCGACAGACATGGGCACCGCAGCCGCCCTCACCGAACTCTCAGCCATGGCCGGCGTCCCCGACACCGCAGTCACCGGCGCACTGGGCGGCGCACAAGCCGCACGCCTGGCCACCGCAGACCTAACCAACACCTTCAACGACGTCACCAAGCGCATCCTCAGGGTCCCGCAGGACATCTACCGCAAAGCAGTCGGGCAGTCCGTCACCGACAGCCTGCTAGGCCTCGGCACCAACCGGCAGTCCCAAGCCAAAGCCTGGCAGCGCCTCATCTCAGTGGGCGTCAAGGGCTTCGAGGACAAATCCGGCCGTCAATGGAACCTGGCCACCTACACCGAGATGGCCACCCGCACGGCCGCCCGGCGTGCGTGGGAAGAGCAGCACGTTGCGACGATGGAGCAGCACGGCATCACGTTGGTGTCCATCGTCGTCGGCTCCGACGCCTGCAAGAAGTGCGCCGACTGGTCAGGGAAGATCCTGCGCACCGACGCCGGACCCACCGGCCGCATCCAGGTCGACTCCGCAGTCGGCACCGGCAAGGTCACCGTCAACGTCGAGGGCACCATCCCTCAGGCCACAGGCAAGGGCTGGCACCACCCCAACTGCCGATGCTCAAGCGTGGCCTACATGCCCGGGCTGTCCATAGTCGAGGACGCCACCCACTACGACCCCCAGGCCGAGGCAGACAGAGAGCACCTCCGGCTCCTCGAGCGGACGATCCGGGCGGAGAAGATGGACATGGCCGCCGCGATCGACCCCCTGCAGGTCACGGACGGGCGCAAGAAGATCAGGGCGCTACAGGCCGAGATCGCCGCGCACGTCAAGCGCACGGGCCTGATCAGGCAACGTCACCGCGAACAGGTCAACCTCGGGAACGCCGGCCCTGCTTGATCAGCAGCACCACGATCGTCGGGACACCAACGACAACCACGGCCAACGCGCTCACGATCAGCAGCTCGAAACCAGTCATGGGCCGCACCGTACCCGCGGCCGCGCGGACCCGCAGAACTTCCCGGCCAGGCGCCGGGACAAGCACCACCACCCCGGGTTGACCCCGGAGAAACGAGCACCCCATGCCCCGCAATCGCAGCCGCTACAACTACTACGCCTTGGCCCAGCTGGGCGCCTGCCTCGCCGGAGAAGGCGACGCCGGTGGAGGTGGTGGTGGCGGCGATGCTGCCGCTCAGGCCGCCGCTGCGCAGGCCGCTACCGACGCAGCAGCGAAGACCGCAGCAGACGAAGCCACAGCCGCCGAGAAGACCGCAGCCGCCGACGCCGAGGCCACCTCCGTCAAAGGACTGCCCCAATGGGCACAGAAGATCATCAGCGACACCCGCACCGAAGCCGCCACGAACCGCACCAAAGCCACCGAGGCAGCCACCAAGGCCACCGAAGCCGCCACCGCGCAGCAGACCACCCTCGACAAGCTCGCGATCGCCCTCGGCCTCAAGAAGGACGGAGGCGACGCCCCCGACGCGGCGATGCTGACCACCCAAGTCGCCGCCGCACAGACCTCGGCCCGTGAGTCGGCCGTGCAGCTCGCGGTGTTCAAGGCCGCCAGCGCAGCCGGGGCGAACCCGAACGCGCTCCTCGACCGCAACTCCTTCACCAAGGCCGTTTTGGGGCTGGACCCCACCAAGGCCGACTTCAGCACGAAAGTCACCGCTGCCATCACGGCCGCAGTGACCGCAGACCCAACCTTGAAGGCAGTCCCGGCGGCTGCCCGATCTGGCGTTGACCTCTCCGGCGGGACCGGCGAAGGCGCGAACAAACCCACCACCCTCGCATCCGCAGTGCGCGATCACTACGGCGCCTGACCCAAGGAGACACCCGCATGGCCATCACCCTCGCCGAGGCGAAGCTCAACACCACCGACAAGATCAACGTCAGCGTCATCGACGAGTTCAGGAAGTCCTCCGACATCCTGAACCGGATGACGTTCGACGACGCCGCCAGCCCCGTCGGTGGTGACACCCTGACCTACTCCTACCGGCGCCTCCTCACCGAGCGGTCTGCCGCGTTCCGTGCGATCGGCAGCGACTACGTCGCGGAAAACGTCACCACGATCATGAAGACCGTCGAGCTGAAGCCCCTTGGCGGGTCCTTCCAGCTCGACCGGATCCTGGCCAAGCTCGGCCCGGCAGCATCCGGCGCGGTCCAGCTGAACCTCGACCAGCTCATCAAGGCCGGCCGGGCGAAGCTCGCCGACGCCGTGATCAACGGCGACACCGCCGTCGACGCCCTCGGGTTCGACGGTTTGAGCAAGATCCTCACCGGGTCGACGACCGAGTACCTGCCCCTGAACAACGGGGTCGCCACCGGGTACCTGGACTGGACCGTCATCAACGACAAGGCCTCCGCGCTGAACGCCCAGGTCCACATCGACAACTGGCTGTCCGCGATGGACGGCCCGCCCGACGTGATCTACGGCAACCGCCAGACCCTTGCCC